TGCGTGAGTCTGAAATGAAGTTATTGCGTGATCGGGCGGCCATTGCTCAAAAAGTACGTGAAATAACTTCCGTTCCGGTAGGAATAACCGGTATGCAGGAAGCACACCGGAAACAGGTTCAGGATGTAGAAACGACTTATAATGCCATAATTGAGATAGCGAGGCAGGCGGGAATTTCTACCGTTGGTTTGGAGAAACAGAAACAGCAGGAAATTAGCCAGCTTGAATTTGAATACCAGAATAGTTTATACCAGATTCAATCCCAGATCGGCGTATCATGGGCACAGGAATACCAGAATGAACTGGCCCTGTTAAAGAATCTGCACGATCAGGAATTAATAGATGAAAAGACATACCAGCGTAAAAAGCTGCAAATGCAGATGAATAACGCTAAAAAATACTTTGACTATTATTCCGGTCTTTCCTCTTCCATGGTGGAAGCCATTCAACAAGCCGAAATCGACCAGGTGGAAGCAAAATACGATGTTCTCATACAGGAAGCCGAGAACAACGGTGAAGATACTGCCGCCCTGGAAGAAGAGAAGGAAAATAAGAAACTGGAGATTCAAAAGAAGTACGCGGATGTAAACTTTGCTATCAAGTGTTCCCAGATCATAGCAGATACGGCCGTTTCGATTATGAAGGCGTACGCGGACCTCGGGCCGATTGCCGGAACCGTTGCTGCAGTAATGCTTGCGGCTACCGGTGTGGCCCAGCTTGCATCGGCCAAGGCAGAACGGGACAGGATTAAAAACATGTCCTTGAAAAACACCACCGGCAGCAAGACCGCCACGGCTGAACGTGTTGTTTCCGGTTCTTCCGGTGGTGGGTATTATGAAGGTGGTTACACCGGTCCCGGCGGACGTTATGAAGTGGCCGGCGTGGTTCATAAGGGGGAATATGTGGTACCACAGCCGGAAATGAATAATCCTAAAGTGATCGACGCCGTTAGCACTATCGAAGCGATCAGGCGGCAGCGTACCAGTGCCAACCCGTTACCACAGAATCCGGGTGAATATTATGAAGGCGGTTACGTGACTTCCCCTGCAGGTGATTCTTCCTACCGGGAGTTCCTGGAAGCGGCAAAGGAGCTTCGCGCCTCCTGTGAGGCTATCAAATTGATAAAGGCCTATATCGTTTACCAGGATTTGGAGAAGGCCAAAGAAACTATAGATAACGCCCGCGACACCTTTACACGCGGAAAATAAGTAATCATTATGCTAAAGATTAAGACGAACAAAGGTTATCTGGACTTAGGGGGTGACTTTACCGTACAGATCGACGAGAAATCCCCCGTCATGAACGACCGGGGATCACAAACCGTACCGGTCACGGTTCCCGTCACTGCCAACAATGCAGGGATAACCGGTTTTGCCCACCGGCTCGACATGGGTGTAAAACCGATGAATGAAGATCAGACATGTACGGTATTGGACGGGGTGTATAAACGTACCGGAAAGATAAATATCGTTTCCGCCGGCAGGACGGAAGGAATTACTTTAAATATCGGTTTTGACAATTCGGAAGCCTACAGCGCCTGGAAAGCAAAGAAACTGAACTCGATCACATTACCCAGCATAAGCGGCGGTACCGTTAGCGGTCTTATGTCCTCTATAAACTGGTTCTTCACGGATTCCCATGAAGATTTTGCCATATTTCAAATAGTAGTCAAAAATGATTCCAAGGACGGCACGTATTACCCGCAATACATAAACCGTATCACTTTGGATTCAAACGGTGAATATGCCTTATGCTATCAGGCAAGGACGGAAACACTACTGATAAATGATACCCCGACCGAAACGAGTTTACCGGAAGGGTACGGCGTGGCCCCCTTCTTATACGTGCACCGTGTCCTGGACTTTATATTTTCAGAATTTGGTTATACTATAACCGAAAATCCTTTTAAGACGGACAAGGAACTTTCCAGCCTGGTAATCCTGAACAATGCCGCCGACTGTTGCGTGACGGGTATCCTCAATTATGCCGATTTAATGCCGGATTGTACGATTGAGGACTTTTTAAACGCGCTGTATGTACGTTTCGGACTGGTTTATAATGTCTCTTCCGATACGAAAACGGCCACTTTAAGACTGATCCGGGATATAATGGAAGATGAACCTGCCGTTGATCTGTCCCGGAATCTGACGGCGGAACCCCTTATCAATTATGAAACGGCCCGTCAGATAAAGTTATCGGCCAAAACGTCTTTTACCGGTGCCGCGCCTTCGGTGGAACGGTACGAGGACTATATCAAGGGGAACGAAAAAATGGTTATCCGTGTAAGCCGTTTCGATCCTTCCCAGGCCTCCGTGTGGCTGAACTACGAGAAGACCACCGGCAACTGGTACAAATGGGATTCGGGCAACAAGAAGCATACGTTATCATCATCCAGTTTCTTTAACTGGGACCGGAAGACGGAAAACGTAGAGGACGAGGAGCTGGCGAGCGATGATGAATGCGTGTTTATGGATTTTGCCCCGAACGGCCTTCTTTCCCCGTATTACCTGGCCGGGTATGTGCACCGTTATACCTACCTGAAAACCTCTTCCGATGATGAAGAGGATTCGGAAAAGGAGGAGACGCCGCTTTCCTTCGCTTTCGCTTTTACAAAGGCCGTTACGGAAAGTACGGATTATTCCTTCGGTTCTATTTTACCATACGCTCCGGACGGCGGAGAAATTACGTTAAAAGACGGCAGCAAACATACGATATCGCTTTTATTCCAGTTTGAAGACGGTCTGTTTGCCAAGTTCTGGCAGAAGTATGACGCCGTATTAAGGCACTCTTTTAACCAGGTGGACACAAACACCCTTTTACCGGTTCACCAGCTTATGAAAATGGATGTCTTGACCCCGGTAGCCCTGCGGGGGCAGTACATGCTTCTGGACGGCCTTTCCTATTCGCTTCCTGCGGGTAAACTGGTACCGGTAAACATTACGTTGCGTTCCCTGCGTCTGATCGGTCCCTATAATCTGGATAATGAACAGGGCATTCCCGTGTGGGGCGGTGCTTCCTACGTGTGGGTCGTATATTCTTCCAATTTGCAGAGTGTACAGGCCGGAAGGGTGGAATATTGGGAAGATTATTACCGTTATCACTGGATGTATGCTGTGTACGGTTGCCGTGTATCGAATACGATATATGACGGGTATGTTACGCCGTCAACGGATGAGGATATATTAAAAAATCCGCCCACCGCACAGGATAACATCATAGAAAAAACTTACAAATGTAAGATAGAGGTTGAAATCGAGGTAAACGAGCGTTCCGGCGCGGCCAACTATTTTTGTTACGAAACGGAAGAAGTCGAATACCAGGTAAGGTTTGTCGCATCGAGGGTGCTTAGCTGATCCCGTCCTTTATTCTTCCTTTGATAAACCCAACTTTTGCAGCATGGAAAAGCAGAATAATATCATCCTTGCCCCGTCATCTTCACAGGTGACGGAGCTTTATAAGCTTTGGAGGGAAAACCATGCGGGGCGGCTCTCGGACTTTTACAAGTTCCTGACGTCTCCCACGGATCAGCGTGATCGTTTCCTTTCCGGACTTGAAAATAAGAGTGAGTTTAACGGAATATTCATCGTTAACACCTTTGAATTATGAGTTTGACAGCAAACATTGATCCGACGGAAAACGCCTTTACCGGAAACCCTGTTTATCTTTCGGTAGAAACTACTTCTATGGCGACTTACAATATAATGTATTTCGTGAACTTTGAATTTATGCGTTCCATATTTACCGGTAACGGTAATGGAAGTTTCAAGGTGAATATCGCGGAGGTCCTGGAAACGCTTTTTGTTGATATTCCCCCGTTAACGGACAGTTCCGAGATGTTGATAAGCCTTTCCGATAAACGGTATAACAAGGCGGTCGTCACGATCACCCTTCAAAATGAGGAGGAAGAAACGGCCACTTTGGTTGTTACTGCCTGGCGTGGCGGTATATCCAAACGGGCTTTTAAGAAATTGCATGAAGAAGGTAATAACATCTTTTCTTTGAAGTTCTTGAATGAATCCTGCAATTTCTTCTTTACCACCCGGAGCAATGACTGGCGTATAACGATGCGCGAGACGGAACTTTACCCGCTCTGTTTCATCTATCCGGAGCACGAGCTGAAAATAACGGAACTTCTTACCGGACAAAGCCTTGCAGTACCAGGCACGGCAGGGAATTTCTACGCCTTGAACCTGGAGGCCGTAAGACTTAAATTCTTTACCGATTACGGGGTACTGGCCAACCTTTTTGACGTGTATAGCGGTGAAACGTTCGCTCTCCGGATCGGGATCGAGCAAAGCCCGACGGTCCGCGAGCGTTACCGGCTCCGGTTCCTGAACAGTTACGGGGTTTACGAGGTGTTTTCCCTGGAAGGCGAGGCGAGCGTAACTCCCGGCATGGATGAAGACGAAGACGCTGTTTTCCGGCGTTACGATGAAATTACCGATGATTATTATTCGGATCGCATACGTACGGAGATACAGGAAGCCGTAACGGTTAAGACGGGATTCAAACGCCCGCAGGAAATACGCTTTCTTCTTGACCTGCTTTCCTCCGATGATGTCTACCTGGCAGGTTACGGCCGGGAAGAGATCAAGGTAATTCCTTCGGCGGAAGAGTTTTCTTACCGTGTCCGTCCGGACGCGCCGCAGAACGTGACGTTAAAGCTCACGTTTGCCGAGAAGGAGTCCAACTGGACGGGAGAAATCACGGAAAGCGGCTACCGGAAACCGCGGGTTCATTCCAAAGAGTTCAGTAAACAATTTAATTAATGTATCTATATGGCAACACAGGAGTATATCGATGATCTTATTATAGTCATTGAAACCGCGGAGGACGCGGAAAGCGTTACCAACCAAATGGTGGCGGCGGTTCTTGGCTTCTTGAACGAACACCTGAAACTGGTTTCCCAGGGTAAGGAAATCGAGGCGGAGGAAGCCGCCCGCATTGCCGCCGATGCAGCCTTGCAGAAGGCTATCGACGCCGTTTCTCTACGTATCGACCGGCTTGTCGGCAACAACGCTTCGCAGGCAATCGACAACTTTAACGAAATTCTTGCTTTTCTGGACGGGCTTAAAGACAGTGATTCGCTGGCCGCATTGCTGGCCGATATCAACGCCCGTATCGGCAGCGAAGACGGTTCACAGAGTGAAGACGGTTCCCTTTGGGGAAAGCTGAAAAGTCTGTCCCAGGATATTAGCAGTTGTTCCGAGGACATAAGCACGTTGCAGGCAGACCGTGACGAAATGAAACAGGAGTTGCAGGAAACTGCCGGGCGTCTGTCTTCCACCTTTACCAATGTAAACAACCTCTTGAACGCCGGCAGCGTTTATAGTGATCTGTCGGGGGTGTTTGCAGCATTGAAAACGGCGGGGAAGATTGACGATGTCCGGAAAAACGGCGTGATCCTTTCTTTCCTCACTGCCGACGGCTGGGTGACGAAACAATTTAAAGGCAATCCGGACACGGATTTTGAGAATGTCGAAAAGTGGGAGGATTTCGGCAGCGGCGGTTCAGGCGGCGGGAATACCTATAATGTAACCGGCAGTGTGCCGCTTACGGAAGGTTTCTATACCCTGGCTTCCGCCATTGCCGCGGTACCGGAGAAGTGGCGCGGCCGGGGGCGTGTCATCACCTTTGAAACATCGCTCGGCAAATGGGAGACGTACCAGTTTACCGGAACCGCCCTGGATGCCTGGGACCAGGAGGCGAGCTGGGAAGAGTTCGGCGGCAAAGGAACGGTAAAGAGCGTAACGGTAAACGGCGAGAAGCAGACGCCGGACGCGGCCGGTAATGTGAATGTAAACGTGGATATCCTGGAAGTGGACGAGACTTTGTCCACCGATTCCACCAATCCGGTAGAAAACAAGGTAGTAACCGCCCGTTTTAACGAGGTGGACGCTTCCACGCTGTTTAACGTAAATGCGGAGGTAAGCGAGGATGAAACATCCGTCCGTCTGTCTTTCCAGAACAAAAGCGGCGCGGAAATTACCGCCGTGGATATCCCGGCCGGTTCCGGTGGAGGTTCCGGCGAAACGGTGGCTACTAAAATTGTCTTGAATGCGGCTGTAGATAACGCCATAATCAAGGAAGGCGGAAACGCCCGTCTTACTTATACATACGATCACCAATACACCACGGGGGATGAAAAGGGGGAATCTACCGGGCAAAAGGCGGATATCACCGTTACGATCAGGCGTGGAACAACTACCATGTATTCCCAGACGGTCAGCGATGTTTCCAAAGGCAGTTACGAACTGGACCTTTCAAGTTACTTGCTTGTTGGGAATACCGATATTTACGTAGTGGCAACCACAACCGATCCGACTACCGGCAAGAAACAGACCCGACAGGCGTTTACATCCGTGAAGGTTGTCAGCCTTTCCCTTACCAGCTCTTACAATCTGGCCGGGGCCATAGCCGCAGGCGGTTATACCCTGGCCGACACGATTAATATCCCTTATGCCGTGAGCGGTTCCGGAACAAAGGTCGTCACGCTTTATCTGAACGGCCGGCAACAGAACGCGCACACCATTACAAGATCGGGAACGACAAACGGCAGTTTCAGTTTGTCCCCCTCTTCGCTTGTGACCGGCCGGAATACCGTTCAAATGGTTGCCGAAATGGAGGCTTCCGCCGATCTCGTGTTAAAGTCTGAAAGTATCTATATTGATATTCTGAAATCCGGAGGATCGGCACCGTTCATCGGCACGATGATGAGTTTTCCGGACGGCCGTATTTTTACGGAGGACCATCTTGTTCCGCGCTTGGAAGCGGGGCAGTACGAACAGGTAAAATTTGACTTTGTGGCTTATGATCCTGACGCAACGCCGGCTCAAATGGACGTTTACCGGGACGGGGTGAAAACGCAGTCTGTCAGTGTGGCCCGTACTACGCAGACATATACCAACCGTTTTACGGAGCAGGGCGAGATCACTATGAAATTTAAGACGGGGGCCACGGAATACCCGTTTTATATCGACGTAACGGAAAGCGGGATCGACTTGCAGGAAACTACCGCCGGGCTTGTACTGAAACTTTCGGCAGCCGGGCGGAGCAACAGCGAATCCGATCCGGGAGCCTGGGATTATGGCGACATACATACGACATTTTCTGGTTTCGACTGGAGCAGCAACGGCTGGACGGGTGACGCCCTGAAACTTACGGGAGGCGCGAAGATTGAAATCGGGTACCGGCCGTTCTCCACGGATGCAACCACTACCGGGGCTACCTATGAAATGGAAATTCTTTGTTCGTCGGTAACGGACCGGCAGGGGGTGATACTGGACTGTATGGCCGGCGATATCGGTTTCCAGATGACAACGGAGCAGGCCCTTATGCGTGTTTCCGGCGGTACGGAAGTAAGTACGAAGTTTGCAAGTGATATGAACCTGAAAATGGCCTTTATTGTCGGGGCCAAGGCCGGTAAGCGGTTGCTGGAACTTTATGTAAACGGAATCCGTTGCGGAGCGGTGCAGTATGGGGCTACCGAAGGATTACTGCAGGCGGAACCGGTGAACATCCGTTTGTTCAGTGATACGGCGGATGTGGAGATCAGGAATTTCCGTATTTATAACCGTGCGCTTACGGATGATGAAGAATTGAACAATTACATGGTAGACCGGACTACGTCGGACGAAATGGTCCTGTTATTTGAAAAGAATGATGTTACGGGGGACAACGGTACGGATATCGACATAGACAAGTTACGCGCCCAGGGAAAGGCGGTTATGCGAATTGTCGGCGATGTGAACCTTGTCAACGCCACCAATAACAAGAAATTCGAGGTACCGGTCGATATCTATTTTTATAGCCCGCAGGGTAAGGAGTACGATTTTGTAGCAAGGAATGTCGGTCTAAGAATACAGGGTACATCATCCACCACTTATCCGCGTAAGAATTACCGTCTTTATTTCTTGCGCCTGGAAAAATACGGTACCACGCTGGAAGTTAACGGCGTGGATGTGCCGTCCCTTGAATACAGTTTCAAACCGGGAGCACGGCCGATCAGTATATTCTGTTTGAAAGCGGACTTTTCCGATTCTTCCGGTACACATAATACCGGTGCGGTGCGTATTGTGAACGACGTTTGGAAGAGGTGCGGGTGGCTGACACCGCCGCAGGCTGCATATAAGGGGGAATATGACGTACGTATAGGCGTGGACGGTTTCCCTATGGACCTGTTTTATGACAACGACGGCACCGGTGCGAATACTTATCTGGGAAAATACAATTTCAATAATGAGAAGTCGGAAAGTGCGATCATTTACGGTTTTGAAGGAATTGAAGGATTCAACGACGAAGCGGCCCTGAACGGGCAGCGTAACAAATGTATCTGTCTGGAGTTCCTGAACAACTCCGAGGCCCTTTGTCTGTTCGGGACTACCGACATGTCTTCTTTTGATGATGCGCTGGAATTTCGTTTCAAGGCGGACACTACCTGGGCGGATGCACACGAGGACGACAAGGCGGCAGTTACAAGGCTTTGGAACTGGATCGATTCATGTAAGGATGATCCCGCCAAGTTCCTGGCGGAATATAACCAGTATTTCGGTAATGACAGCCCGTTTGCATGGTATCTGATTACCGATTACTTTATGGCTGTGGATAACCGGGCAAAAAACATGATGCTGGCGACTTGGGACTCTCTGATCTGGTATTTCCTTCCTTACGATATGGACACGCTGTTCGGTGTGCGTAATGATTCGGTACTGAAATACGAATATACCATTACCCACGAAAGTTTTGACGATAGTATCGGTAGTTATGCTTTTGCCGGCCATGATTCCGTTTTATGGGAACTGGTACGGTCTTGTCCGGACAAATTGCGTGAAGTGGCGGAAACCTTGCGTAGCAATATGAGCCTTGAATATGTCCTGCAAGTATTTAACGAGGAACAAATGGGCAACTGGTGCGAGCGGATTTATAACAAGGATTCGGAATATAAATATATCCTTCCGCTTACCGAAGGGGTGACAACCGGCAGCGGAACCAGTTATTATAATTATCTGTATGCCTTGCAGGGAAGCCGTTACGCGCACCGTACTTATACCATTCAGAACCGTTTCGCCCTTCTGGATAGTCAATACGTGGCCGGTACTTATCGTCGTGACAGCTTCGCGGCTTATTTCGGGTATAAGTTCGGCAGCGATAACCGGAAAATTCGGATTACGGCCTCCGAACGGTATTATTACGGGTACGGTTACACGTCCGGAACACCGCACCAAAGCGCGGTACTTGCAGAAACGGCCGGGGCTGTGGTGGAACTGACAATGGACACGGATTTAATAGTAAACGATCCGCAATATTTCTACGGTGCAAGCCGTATTCGCGGGCTTGATCTGACGGATGTAGCCCACGCCATTGTCGGCACGTTGAACCTGAACAACTGTACGGCCTTGCGTGAACTGAATGTTAGCTGTGAGGCCGGACAGATGACACTTAACGCCCTTCTGGTGGGTAATTGCCGTAACCTTCGACAACTCGACATATCCGGGCTTAAATCCTCTTCCTTTACCGGTATGGACCTTTCAAGCAACACCAAACTTGAAACCTTCCTGGCCGGTGATACATCCCTTACCGGTGTGACATTCGCCGGCGGTGCGCCTCTGGCCGTTTGCGTCCTTCCCGCAACTTTGCAGACGCTGGAGCTCCGGTACCTGAACAAACTGACCAATGCAGGGCTGCAGCTGGAAAGCACGGCAAATATCACGCGCCTTGTGATTGATAACTGTAGCCTGATCGACTGGAACACGTTGTTACAGCAATGCAGCGCGACCAGCTATCTACGAATTACCGGTATAGATATGGACGGGGACGGAAGTTTGCTTCGCGGGCTTATGACAATGGGCGGTGTTGATGAAGACGGGGGAAACGTGCAGACGTGCCGCCTGGTGGGTACGTACCGGCTGACCCAGTCCATGTCGGACGAAGAGTACGCCGCCACCTGTGCGCACTTCCCGGAACTGAATATCATTCAGCCGCAGTTTGTCTGCATAAAAATAGACCAGACGGTAGAGGACGGGGAAAAGATTACAAACCTGGATAACTCTACCGGATATGACTATAATACGGAATTTACCCCGTCTTCCCATATCCTGGAGGTGTTGGCGAAAAGACATTGCGTTCTGGCCAAAAAGACGGCGGAGGGTGAAATGACCTGTTATCCGCTTCATGATGAGAGCCGGAACAAATACGCCGACAGTGACAGCGTGGAGAACGCCACGGATGCAGTATTAACCGGATCGGAAGGCGAAGTTTACGTATATGAGCCTCATTACTGGTACAAGGGAGTAACGGACGTGCTGAACCAATGTCTGTACGGTTTTATTTCAAGCAATGAGGATGCGCCGGCAGCGGCAGGGTACACCAGTGTAAAACTTACCCGCGAAGAGCTGGAGGTAACGGAAGGGATCGGGATTCGTAAGAATACGGATTACACGACCCTTGAAGAGGCGAAGAATGAATACGAATCCGGATCGTTCGCCCTGGTGGACGTGCGGGATTACAAGCAGGTCCGTTTCCCCGGTCTGGCTTCCACTCTTTACGGGGCTGCATTTATAGATGATACGGGCAAAATAGTAAGTCGGGTAAGCGTTTCAAACGCGAACGGTTTTATTAATGGTATGTACCTGTTTTGTGCTGTTCCCGCAGGGGCTACTTTCCTGGCCTTTACTTTCCTTAATTCGGCGGCCTTCGATTTCGTTTTACTCACAACGTCGGAAAGTGTGGAAGCGATCGAGCCGGACTGGGTAGAGCATACGGAATGCCTGGGCGGTGCTTATGAAGCTTACTTGATTGATGATGTATTGCGTTCTGTCAGTGGTGTTTCAAGTGTAGGAACCATTTCACAGAGCCAGGCAATCAAATACGCCCAGAACAGGGGCAAAGGTTTCCAGCTGTTCGACTGGGAGATGCACAAGGATGTGGGTAATCTGCATTTCTTTAAATACGGTAATACCGATTCGCAGGGAGTTTGCGGATATGGAACAAGTAATTACCAAAAAGTGACGGGCCTTACAAATGCACTGGGGATGCGTGATACGGTTTCTTATTATAAGGAAAAAGGCGGTTCCAATCCACAGGCGGAAGGTGCTTACCGGGACGGTGTAAATTATCAGTCCGTCAATGTACTGGGATATGAAAATTTCCAGGGAAATAAGGCGGAATGGTTGCAGTATGTCACGGTAAACAAGACGGCAGCGGACGGAAGGTGGTTTATTACCATGCCGGACGGAACGGAACGCGTTGTACAGGGAATTACTGTTTATAATGCGGATATTTATCCTACCCACATGGTTTGGGGCCGGTATATGGATTTGATTGCAGCCAAAGAAGGCGGTTCCACTTCTTCACATTGGTTCGACAGGTTCTATGTGGGTACCGGGCTTTCTCGTGTGGTGGATCGGTCGTACAGCAACGCGTCCGCGTTGGGCGGTGTTTCGTCTGCGAGCGCGAATTACGATTCATCGCGCACGTATGCGGACATCGGCGTTCGGCTTGCCTTCAGGGGCATAATACGCTGGGCGGGCAGCGTCGCGGCCTTTAAAGCCATAAATCAGGCTGATTAAGATAAAAAAAACAACGTAAAACGTTGTGCGGGTAGCGCAGGCGTCCGGAAGTAAGACGGGTGCCGGTGCTTCCTGAAAGTACAAAGGCGGATTTCCTCATATACACTCGTGTGGTGTATCGGTCGAACAACAACGCGAACGCGTTAGGCGGTGTTTCGTATGCGAACGCGAATAACGATTCATCGAACACGAATGCGAACATCGGCGTTCGGCTTGCAAACAATTAGGATAAAGAAAAAGCGCATAAGCCTTAAAAATTGGCGTACAACAGTGGGGACGTGTCCCCGGCGTGGAGCCAAGAGGAATGAGCCTCGCCAACAGCAGCCGTTTACGGCTGGAAAGGGGAAAAATAAAGCGCAGGGCAATGGGGTTTGGTAGGAACTTTTTTCGAAGAAGCCCGGCCCGGGGAATTGAAGGCTAATTTATTATCATGTGGAGAGAAGATAATATTATAGAAGAGATTGTCGAGGACTCCAATATAGAGGACGCCATAAAAACGGTATTGCGTAAAAGAAGACGAAAGCGCAGCTTTGCCGGGCGTAGAATACTGGCGGATGTCCCGAAGGCAGTAGAGAGGATCAGGAAACGGATCAGGAGCGGGCGGTTCAAGCTCGGAGGATATCGGGAAATGACCGTAGACGACGGGCCGAAGGTAAGGATCGTACAAGCGGTTTCCCTGGAGGACAGGATCGTTCTTAACGCTGTTATGAATGTGGTGGACCGGCATTTGAAAGTACGTTTTATCCGGACTACTTCCGCATCCATTAAAAACAGGGGAACGCATGACCTTTTACAGTATATCGTTAAAGATATAAAGGATGATCCCGAAGGAACCCTGTTCGGGTACCAGTTCGATATAACGAAATTCTATGAGAGCGTAGACCAGGACGTTTTGCTGGATGCAGTGAAAAGGATGTTCAAGGATAAAATATTGATCGGAATCCTGGAAGAGTGCATCCGCATGATGCCTAAAGGCGTAAGTATCGGGCTAAGATCATCACAGGGGCTTTGTAATTTGCTTCTATCCATTTACCTGGATCACCGGTTAAAGGATCAGGAGGCGGTAGCACATTATTACCGGTATTGTGACGATGGTCTGGTGCTTTCCGGTAGTAAGAAATACCTTTGGAAGGTTAGGGATATCATTCATGAACAGACCCGGAAAGCTCGCCTGGAGATTAAAAGCAATGATACCGTTTTCCCGATCACCGAAGGTATCGACTTTCTGGGATATGTAACCCGCCCGGATCATGTACGGTTAAGGAAGCGTAACAAACAAAAGTTCGCCCGCAAGATGCACAAGATTAAAAGCAAGAAACGTAGGCAGGAGTTAACCGCTTCATTTTACGGGCTTACGAAACATGCCGATTGCAAGAACTTATTTTATAAACTAACAGGAAAGAAAATGAAAAAATTAAAAGATTTGGGCTACAAGTACAAGCCTAAAGACGGACGGAAACGATTTACCGGGACAAGGATCAAGTCGCCCGAACTGATGAACAAAGATGTGATCGTACTTGATTATGAAAAGGATGTGCCGACGAAAAACGGAAACCGGACTGTTATAAAGCTGGAACTCGACGGCAAGGAGAGAAAGTATTTTACCAGCCTGGAGGAAACACTTTTCATTTGTGAATCAGCGGCAAAAGACGGAGAACTGCCTTTTGAAGCACATTGCGAAGGTGAAGTAAGTGAAAAAGGATTGATAATTATACATTTTACTTGAAATGATACGAATTTATGCAGACAGCAAGGCGGAACCGGTAAGATGTACCAACCGCCGCCGGGGAATCTGGCGTATTACGTGGGATTACCAGGAAACAGAGACACCCGAAGGAGTGCAACGTAGTTACATGGAAGAGACGTTCGATCATCTACCCGCACTGGCAGAAATCAAGGCGGTTATTAATGAATGGTATAACCGGAAGATAACCGACACGATCGAAAGCGGGTACGTATGGAACGGCCTGAAAGTCTGGCTTTCCATGGAGAACCAGATGAATTATAAGACGGCGTACGATCTTGCCTTGCAGACAGGCGGGGAAAACCTTCCTGTTACTTTCAAGCTCGGGGAAGAAGACAACCCGACGTTTTACGAGTTTGCAAGTATGCAGCAACTACAAGAGTTTTACACCGGTGCCGTGAAACATATACAGGAGACACAAAAGGAAGGCTGGGAACTTAAAAAGGCGATAGACTGGAGCGTTTATACGTTGGAGTAGAAAAAGTGAAGGGGGAAGCGGGAAACACGTTTCCCCTTCACTCTTTTAGTTATAACATATCATCAAAGGCGTGTATTCCCGCTTCGCGTTCATCTTCCAGAGCATGTGCGTAAACCATTGTCATAGTTATAGAACTATGTCCCAAAAGGTGGGATAGCGTTACGATATCATGTGTTTTCTTATAATACAAGGTAGCGAATGTATGCCGCCCGGTCTTTGAACTGATATCCTTTGTTATTCCTACTTTACCGGCTATTGTTTTCAATACCCGGTTTATATCCTGATCCGTGGGAAGGTTCATAAACAAGTTACCTTTTGTACGTCCGGCCCGGTAATATTCATAGATATAACGTGCCGGGTCCGATAAGGGTACAGTTACCGGTATTTTTGTCTTACCTCGTGTGTAGTGTAGTTCATTCCCTATGAACTGGTTTATCTGCAATGCTTTTGCATCGCCTATATGCAAAGAAGTAA